AATGGCAGCTAAAAATGAACGCGCCCAAGACGCGCTTATGGCTTTTGCTTTTTCCATTGTGTCTTCTCCTTTTTCGGTTTTTCTCCCGATTGTGGAAGTGCAACTTTTGGAAAGTCGCCTTTATATGAAACAAACTTGGGAATTCCAAACCCAAGAATTTCTTTTCCTTCACCATAATTGCGAACCTTTACCATAACCATGCCCCCGTTGCGCTGGTCACCGCTGCCGCTGGTGTTGCCTTCAATGGTCATGCACTGATTGCCAGGCATTAAACCAACCACAATTCCAATGTGTGAAATTCGGTCAACGCCGTCATGCGGAAAATCCATAAACGCCAAATAACCTAATTGCGGCATGTTTGACCAACGGTTCATTTCTTTGAATTTATGCGCCCCAATGGAAGTGCCGACAACTGAATGAATTTTAACGCCTGCTTGGGCTGCACACCAATTGACAAAACTGCCACACCAGGGCAAACCATCTGCCTTTGTAAATTTGCCGTATTTGGTCAGGTTGTCGCCTTCTTCAACTGTTCCAATTTCAGCATTTGCAATTTCAATCAACCTGGCATTTGTGCCGTTAGGACAATGTAATGTCATGTTGTGCATTTTCACATTCCCATCTGCAAATTGCTTCGTCCAGTATTGCTTCATCGTGGCACTTAGGCGGAATGAAAGCGTCTTTCACTTCATCGTAAGTATAGCCAACAGCTGCATAATTAAATCTTATGTTGTTGTTGTAAGAAGTCTGCAACCAACTACCGCCAAATAATTCTGTTGCAAATTGTTCTACATTTGGTTCATAATTATTTGATATTACAATCACTTGAGTGACTACGCCGTTTTCAATTTTTGCACAATGAGCCATTAGAAAGTCACACTCCCGCTTCCAGTCCAAGTGTAAATACGATAGCCGCCTGAAGTTGTTATTGTCGGTGAACCTGTTGTAGATAAGGCTAAGGAAAAAGAGTCTGCATATCGAATAGTTACAATTCCTGAACCACCAGCAGCGGCATTTTGATAAGCACCAGGCGAATTTTGACCTGCTCCCCCGCCGCCGCCCCCCGTGTTCGCACTCCCCGCAACTGCGGCGTTTGTTGAATATGCACCATCGCCGCCACCTGCCGTTCCAATGCCACGATTTGCAAATGACGCACCCATAAGTCCGCCCCCGCCGCCGCCGCCACGACTAACTGATGAACCAGTTATAGAACTTGCAACACCTGAACCGCCGTTGCCCGCACCTGAATTATTGGCCGTGACACCAGTGCTTCCCGACCCGCCGCCGCCTGAACCTGAATCGCCAGGGCTGCCAGTCGAAGTTAATCCACCTGCATAACCTTGATTTGCCGTACCCGTGCCGCCAGCGGTGTTAAAAGTACCGCCGCCACCTGCGCCGCCGTTGGTACCAGTTGTAAGGTAAGTTGCACCACCACCGCCACCCGATGAAGTAATGCTTGAAAATACTGAATTGTTGCCAGGACTACCTGTTACACCGCGTGTTATACCCGCCGCGCCGCCCGCGCCAATTGTTACTGTGTATGTTCCAGTAGTTACCGCAGTTGCGCTTTCGGCGCTACCACCGCCGCCTGATGCTCCCGCGCTTGTGCGATAACCACCTGCTCCACCGCCACCGCCGCCAACACCAGTCGAAACATCTTTACCACCACCACCGCCACCTGCAATCACTAAAAAATCAACGGTGCTTGGTTTGCTATATAAGTGACCACTAATTTGACTCGCTATAATTCCTAGCATTGGTTTCATTACGAAAGGTCGCCAACAATGGTGAAGACGTTTGAAGCCGTGCAAATAATTGTGCAAGCGGAATAACGCGCCCTAAGAATTGGGGCGGCGGCACTTGCACCCGTTGACGTAATCGTCACGCCTGCACCAGCAGCAAATGTTGTTAATCCAACACCAATGGATTGAAGATTAATTGTGTTGCCAGCTGAAAAAATTGATGGCGGAACGGTGACTGTAATTGCGGAAGCATTTGAAGTGGTGACTAATTTGTTTTGTGAATCCGTCAAAACAAGTGTATAAGTTGTTCCTGTTTGTGCATTGAAAGCCAACGTGGAATCATCTTGTTCAATCCAAGTAAAGTCCAAGTCAGTCGCACTAGTTTTTGACAAAACTTGTCCCGTTGTCCCGCCCAATAAATCCACAAAATCAGTGTCAACTGCTTGTCCAAAAACTTCAAAATCTGCGGGCAAATCCGTGACCAAATCGGTCGAAGTCGGCATTTGCCAGCCAAAATTGCTTGTTGGATTTGTCATTTGTTCCCCTTTTCTAAGCCACTATTGTGGCATTTTCCCAATCTAATGTCGGCAACACGCTTGCCCATGTTTCTGTAATTGGCACGTCATTCCAACGCATTGCCTGCAATGAGTAGGCAAGGGGCGATAATAACAAGGTCACGGACAATTCATTGAATCCAGCCCTAAATGACCAGCCTTCAACAAAACCTTGAAATGTGCCTGCGCTCATGTTTAACGGCAAATTGACCAGGGCAATGGCTTCGCCCATAAAAATGTTGATAAGGTTGTCACGGTCGCCATCATCAATTTCAGGGTTGGTCAGGTCAAATGTGATTTCGCTAAAAATGGGTTGCGGTTGGGCGCGTAGGGTCAAATAAAATTGGGCTTGAATTAGGGCGTCTGCCGCGTGTTTTATCGTGGTGTTTATGATTTGGGCAAGTTGACCGTATTGGACAATTGAAACCGCGTCTGTTGCTGATTCTTCAAATTGGCTTGTTGTACCGTATTTGATTGTTACTGAATTGCGCACGTCACCCACGCGTGTTTCAATCCGCAAGCCTGCCGCCCGTGCGTGGTTTGCGTCTAAATCCACATAACCGTTGGTTGCCAAATATGAGGTGCGGTGTGTCGAATCTGCATATCCGATAAGCCCCTGCGCGTCTTCAAAAATATAGCCCAAACCTGAAGTGGCTAAGGCTGAAACCAGGGCATAAACGTTGGTACGGTCTGAAGTGCGCGCTGCCAATTCATAATTGCCAGGCACGTCAATTTCACCAAATCCATTGTTTTCAGCATTTGCCCAAGTAATTGTTGGGTCATAAGTTGCCCAAGTTTCTGCCCCTGGTACTTGCGCCCATGTTGCAAATAAGACTTCATGTAAAATGTCATAAATCTGTGTGCCGTCAAAATCTTGCGACAAAACGCCATCTGTCAGGGCTTTAGGCAAACGCGCCAATGCACCCAATGCCGTGATTGAATAAGTTTGGCTAAATCCAATTTGCCCTGCGTCCCGCACTGCCAAACCAATGTCCACCACATTGCCGCCAAAAATGGGAACAAACGCCGCTGCACTGTCTTTAACTGAAATGCCAATGGTGGAATTGATTGAAACAGGGATTGCCGTTTGCGTGGTGTCAATCAATTCAATGGTGCAAAATCCCGCTTGGGCTTGTTCATAGATATTGGTTCGCCCACTGCGAATGATTAGGTTTGCCAAAATTGCGGTGGTGTAGGGGACACCATCAATTTCAACTTTCCAAATGGGATTCCAAACACTCATAATGTGACCAAATTGCTTGACCCACCCGTGCCACGATATGTTGAACGATTGAGTGTGTCTATCATTACGCGGGCAGCGTCTTCAGAATTAGTTGCCCCGTTAACGGTTATGTTGATTTGCGTGGCTTTTTCCGCGCGATTTATTGCAGCCGATTGACTAAGTGCAGATTGAAAAACGGGGGCGCTTAGGGCAGCCATGCCTGCATTGCGTTGAATGTAATCAGACGCATTGATTGTTCCCCCGCTTTTACCCAATCCCAATCCTGCAAATGGGTCATTTGATATGACGGCAGCAGTTGCAGCGGCTGCACCAACTTTGACACCAGCGGTGACTGCCCCTGCCACCGCTGCTGCCACTGCCCCACCTGTCGCGCCAACGCCCGTGCCTGTTTTTGTGCTATTGGTCTGACCCGTTGACATGCTGAAGTTTCCAAGCGCACCTGTTGACGTTCCACCCGTACTGCCAATTTTAGGCACTAAAGAAATGTCTTTGCCACCAAAAATGTTGTTTGCGAAATTGTAAGCAGAAATAATTGAATTGATTCCGTCAATTGCTCCATTGATTAAGGGTTTCAATGCCCCTAAAACTTTTGCAAATATAGCTAAAACAACTTCAGCCACGTCACCAATGACCGTGACCGCCGCGCCAATAACCTTGCCAATAATAGGCGCAAGCACTTTAACCACATCATAAAATGCCTGAAAATTATTTTTGTTGTCAACTATAACTTTTTTTAACTTGTCAAAAGTACCCATTAAGGCTTTGAAAATTGGTTCGGCAACATCACGAACAACTGTGACAACGTCCGTAATTATCTTGCCCAATCCCTGTCCTTCAGTCAGACTGAAAGCACCTGAAAGTTTGTCAATGATTGGCACGGCTTGGTCATTAATAAAAGTGATGATTTTTTCTAAAACGGGCAATAAGGCAAAACCAATGGTTTCTTTTGCTTCATCAAATGCCACATTTAAACGGTCAAGTCTGCCTTGAAATGTTTGCGCTTCTTGGGCTGCAAACCCTGCAAACGAACCACGCAAACTTTCATAAACCTTATTAAAATCCTTTGTTTTCAAAATTGATTGGTCAATGCCTAAACCTAGTTTTCCAAGCGCATTGGTGTTCCCGTCATACGCTTTGCCCAAACTGTTTGAAATTGCTTCCAACGGCTTGCCAGTTGCACTTGAAATATCCAACGCCAAACTTAATAATTTTTGTGCTTCTTCCACGTCTTTTGTTGAACGAACCAACCGTGAAAATGCAGGACGCAACTCATCATCTGTCACACCCGTTGCCAGGGCAGTTTTTGTTATGTATTTTTCAACTGCTGCAATTTGGGCATTGGTTGCCCCTGTTGTATTTTCTAAGGTCAGGGCAAGAATTCTTTGTGCTTTTTCATCTTCCAATGCAGCCTTGACGCCATCAATTCCAATTTTGACTGCATAAGCGGCTGCGGCTGCGGCTGCGGCAACAAATGCCGCTGCCATTAATTTGCCTGCCTTGCCAATCTTGTCGCCAAACGTGTCAACGTCTGCCCCACCCTGTTTCAAGGATTTGTTCAAGTCAGAAACGTCACCGAGAATTGAGAGTTTGAGCGTGCGACTGCCAGCCATTAGTTAAACTCCCTTATGATTTTTGAAAAAGATTCTTCCCAACGCTTTACGATTTCAGGTTGGGCAGTGCGCAAGGTTGGATAAATAAACCAACCGCGTGACCCGCGCCCTTCACGCCCTGACCAAACTGGGAATTGCTTCCAACGGTTTGAACCAAATTCAGCCCCGCCCCATACCTGTTGCGTCGTTGCCCCGCCGCTAAATTTCTGACCAGCAAAACCAAATGAAATTTCGCCAATCTTGGACGACTTGGAAACTTTTGCGCCTTCAGCAACTCTATTGTCAACCAAATTGCGTGTACCCCTGGACGCCGTAACAATCCTGCCTTTGACCCATTCGGCAAGGGCTGAAGTTTCTTGTTTTGCTTGGGCAGTGGCTTCTTCATTCATTGCCTTGAATGAACCAATGATGGCGCGCAACTCTTGCTTGTCATAACCAATGGTCACTTCATTTGCCATTGTTCCGCCCTTCCAAAATTTCAATCACGGTCAAAATGTCTTCAGCGGTTTCAAATTCGTTTGGGGCTAACCCTGTTGCCAGGGCTAGTTCCCAAACTACTCTTGCAAGGCTTCCGACTGGATAACTTTTGGGCTTGCTTCACCCACAATGACTTCAGCAATGGTGTCTGTCCAGGCTTCAAGCGGTTTGACTGGTTTGCCACCCGCTTCACGCCGCATGGCGTGATAAGCCAAAAACACCAAATCTGAAATGCCAATTTTGTCTTGCGCTTGGGCAATGGTGTTGCCCGTTGATTTCTCCCAACGTACCCACTCAGGCGGTGCTGCAATGTAAGTTGCCTGTTCGCCATTGTTGAATTCAATTGTGATTGGTAGTTTCATTTTCTTTTCTCCCGATTCTAGTTTTTAGCTGAATGTTTCTGTGACTGCGCCCTGGTAAACCTTCCAAGTGAATGTTACGGTTTGAGCGTCCATGCCCGCACCGCCCGCGCTTGGATAATTTAACAATGCGTCGAATATAAATTCTGCACCTGTTGCCGTGACTAGCGTGACTGTAACCGTGCCATTTGGTGTGGTGTCGCAAGCAGTCCAAATTGCTTCACACACGCTGCTTGCCTTGCCCCAATCCGCAAGCATTTCCAAAACAAATTCCGCTTCGACATTTGTCACAAAATAGGCTTCGCCATCTAATGTTTGGTACGTTTGACGGTCAAATGTTTTGGTTAAAACTGCGCTGGTCGCTTGGGCTTCAATGTCTGTTCCACCTGTGAAAGACAACGAAATGTTACGACCAGTTATGACTGTTGTTGCCATTTCTTTTTCTCCTTAGTTCGTTTGCGTGTAATAGGTTGTAACGTTTATGTCAGCCACTAGCATTGGACTTTGTCCCACTTCCAACACTGTTGGCTTTTCTACCGTTCCCAACTCATATCCTGCGGGCATTGCCGCAAGAATTCCGATTATTAGTTTTTCAAGGTTGTCTAATGAACCTGCATTGCTATTGGACGCGACAATGACGCTAATGACAAAATTGATTTGAACCTTTGTTGTTGACCCGTTTATTAAAACAACTTCCATGTATGGCGAACCTGGCAAAATGCAAATGGCAGGCGGAATGGGTGACTCAGGCACGGATTCATAAACACTGGCTTGCAAGGCTGAAAATGAATTTGCCAGGGCTGCCCGTGTTTGTGCAATGCTGGACGCTGGCATTATTGACAAACCGTTTCAACGTCAAGGTAGGGCATTAATAATGTGGACACCCTGTTGGTCAAACTTCTTCCCATTCTGTAAGGCGTGCTAGTAAAATCCACACCTTCAATTTGTCCACCTGCTGCAACGCGCGACTGGAACACTTCAACGCTAACTGCCAAAATTGCAGATTCAATTGCAGGCGTTGAAGCATAAATGTTAGCTGCTGAATAACCTGATAATGTTGCCTTGCCGTTTGGGATAATCTCTCGCAATGTTACATCACTGGAAACAATTGCGGCAGTAAAAAAATGAACGCCAATTAAGTCGCCCAATGTGACGGTTGCAGTGAATGGCGCGGGCAATCCCGTGACAATTACGCTTTGACCTTCGACAAAATGGTGAGCGCGTTGGGTGTAATAATAAGCCACGTTTGTTTTTAATTCGTAAGCCGTAACTGCTGAAACGTTGGCAACCAGCATTGGCAAAATGACGTCTTCAGCGGTGTTGATAATTTCTTCCAAATAGGCGTCTGAATAAAGTGAAACGGACACACCAAGCACCTGACGCAATTGACCCGCAGTGACAATGTTTGGCATGTCCGTTTCCTTTCTACTGCTGCGGCAGAATCGGGAGAATCTGCCGCATGATTGTTTTTGTTACTTGTTGTTACGGAACGCGCCGCCCGCAAGTTTAACTGCGACTGCGCCAAATGAATAAACGCCGATATTTATTGAACCATCAGCAGTTGATTCTGCACGCAATTGATACTGTGTGCCTTCATACCAAGTGTATGAAGCAGGATTCACAATAAGCAATGAACCATCATCTGAACCAGCAGGTGAGGCAAAATCAGCATACAAATCAAGCCCCGCAACATTTCCGCGCAATGAATCGGGACGCAACGCGCCACCAGCATTTGACGGTTGTGAAGCCATATAAATTGGGCGTCCGTTTTCGTTTAATGACATTGTGTTTGCCCATTGGCTTGAACCCATAATTATGTTACGGGCAAAACCTGTTGTGTTTGAATAAACGGAAGCCGCACCGCGTGAAACGTATGCAAGCAATTCGGCAGCAGTTGGAAGTGCTGAAAGTGTTGTTCCATCAACTGTTGCATTTGCAACAAGAATTGAATTGACATAAGCGTTTTGCGCCTTAGCCATTGCCGCAACCATGTTAGTGAGTAATTCATTGTAAAATAATGGTGAAGTCCTGGTCAATAATTCCACCGTGAAATTTTGCTGACCCGCAAATTTCTTGACGTCCACTGAAAGAAATGCACTCTCCATGTTTGTGTCAGAAAATGCGTTGCCTTCATTAATTTGCGCAACCGTAGGAACAACGGAAATTTTTGGAATTTCAAAAGTCATTCCAGCGTCAGGCAATGCGCCGCGTGAAATCGCGTCAATGCTTGGACGAATTGTTGTTGCAAGTCCGTTGATTACTTCAGCCAATTGACGTGTTGGAACAAGTCCTGCTGAATCTGTTGTGTTGTTATCTGCTGCCATAACGTATTGGCGCGCGTCTTCATTACCTAATGCAGCAAGTACCTTGTTTTCAAGATATTTTGCAGCAGTAATTTCAATGCGTGGTTTGGTTTTGTAGCCGCCTACTGCGTGAGCAGCGGCGGTGACTGACTGTGCGGCTTCTACCGTTTCGGCGGTTGAAGCGTCTTTGACGGTGTCTTCCACTTTGTCTTCCCCTTTGTTAGTTGGTATTTCTTCAGTTTCAATTGGTGAATCTGAAATTTCATTGTCTTCCGTTGCAGCCACTTCAGCCACACGCGCTGACCTAATTGCAGGTTCGCTGGTTAATGCAACGCCTGTCAAGTCACCCTTTAAGACACGGATTGTGCCATCTTTAAGTGTTTCGTATTCATCAAATGAAACTTCAACGCTGAATCCGTCCCGCAAACCTTCTTGCGCTTCAACCAATGCGTCAGTTCCAGCAGTGGTGTTTGCAATTTTGAAAGTTGCGTCAATGCCTTTGTCACTTGATTGGATTGACAATGTTTTGCCAATGCGCCGTGTGCGGTCATGTTCCAAATTCAACATGACGGGTTCAGGTGAAATTGAATCACTTGCAAATTGTAATTTGCCCATTGAAGTGTTGCCTGTTTCTTCAAATGTAACAATGCGACCTGTAATTGTGCGACTGTTTGAATCGGCAGCCGTGATGAGCATTGGTGTTATCACTTTTTTCATAGCAGCATGTCTTCTTCCTCGCGTATTTCATCAACGCTCATTGCGCCAATGCGGTTCAAGATTTCATAAACTTGCGCGCGCTCAAATGGATTGCCACGCAAGAAATCGTCTAAATCAAATTTAACTGTATTGCCAGCGGGTGTGAAATCTGCAAAAGATAGGCGTTCTTCCAAAATGTGCATGTAATTTCTGAACGCAAAATCTACTAAATCGCGCCGCTTGTCTAAGGCGTTAGCATAAGTAAAACTGGACTGTTGACTGTCTGTGAAATAGGCAGGAATATTGCAAGCCCTGCTCAATTCTAAACTAACGTAATTTCGGGCTTCATTTAGCTGCAAATTTCGTGGGTCATAACCAATTGTTTCCAACGTAACGTCAGCATTGAGAAATGCCGTTGAACGGGACGCACGCGCGGTTTTCCAGGCACTTAATAATTTTGAAACGCGGTCAGCAGGCAATGACGTTCCATTTGATTTCAAAACCATTTGTGGAATTGGCTCATTAGCAAAATTCATTGCCGCACGCTCCAAGGCGGCGGCTGCCTTTATTGTGCGACCAGCGCGACTGAGCAACCCTTCTTGCGTGCCATTGAAGACGACCAAATTTGCAGGGTCAACAAATGAACCGTCAATTGAATAAGAAACAATTTCAAAACCCACACCATTGGTTTGGATTGTTACGCGTTCAGGTGCAATTCTTTCCATTGCGCGAATTCTGCCCGTATCGGCATACCTGTCATTGACGTAAGCATAAGCGGTTGGGAAAAAAAATAAATCTGAAATAATCCACGCCCAAAATGTAACCCCTGGGATTCTTGGGTCAGGCTGGTTAATAACGCGCGGTTGCGATATTTTTTCACCCGTTGCCGCGTTACGGGTGTGCATCGGCAATGAAGCAATGGTTTGCACAATACCTAATGCACGCGCAACCGTTGGCACGCTCATGGCTTCAGCGCGTGAAGCATTGACTATGCCACCAAATAAAAAGAGATTTCCTATTTCACTGTAATAAGGCGCAATGCTGGAAGCGTCAACTTCTTGCGTATTAGCTGGAACGGCAGCAGATACTTTTGCCCGCGTAAATAAATCAGAAAATCCCATGTAGAAATTGTGCCAGACTTTTACTCTCACCCAACCATAATGTCAAGGTCATTGACTGGGCGTGTCGCGAAGTGCGTCAAAAGTGCCGTTGCCACTGCGCCACAAACGATTTTCGCGCTCGCCCGTCTTCCAATAACCCACCCGCCGTCCCCACGCCGCAACTGCACGGCAGATAAGATTTCGTCCGTCAATTGGGCTTGCCCCCTATGTTTTAGACGCCCGCTATTGATTGCCGATAATAATTCGTCACAACTTTGTGGATAGGCGTTGTCCATGTCATAAATTGGGATTCCAGCAGGGGCAAGGCGGGCGGCAACTGCGCCGCTGGTTTTGCGAGAATACAAAACGTATTCGGTCGGGTACTTGCGCGCATAATCTGCCAAATCATTGGCAACTGCTCTATCGTCTAACTGCAAAGCATTTGACCAAGTGTGAAGCAATTTGACCACAAACGTTTCGTCGCCTAATTTTTGGGCGGCAACTAAACTTCCATTTTTCCTATCGGGCGATAAGTCAACGGCAAGCCATGTCAATTTGTCAAGGTCAAGGTCAACGGTCTTGTCCAGGCATTTTGCCCATGAACCTGAGTCAACCGCACTTGAAATGGCAATAACCCACCTGCACAAAACTTCCGTCATGACCACGTCAGGCGGGTCATTCAATACGCTTTTGATATTGTCGGAATGGATTGTTACGCCCATTGCGGGATTAGCATGCCTGGCATTTTCCACGCTGATTTCGTCAGTCGGGGCTGACCATTCAAAATAACCAATTTCATCTTCAGCACCTGCAATTTTTGCCAATGCCCTATCACGAAAAGAATTCAAAACAACGCTTGCAGAATCCCCCGCATTTGTGTAGCACATGACCATTGGGTTTTTAGCTGCTAAAAGGGTGTAACGCAAACTTGCGAAACTTTCAAGGTCAGTCTGTTCGCGCAATTCGTCTAGGTGTACGGTTTCAGGTCGGGACACACCGCGTGCGGCTGACCCACCCGCCTTGACCATGAAGCGCGTGCCATGCAATGTTTCAATTTCTTCAGCCCCATGCGCCCAACGTATGCGTTTGACCTTTTTTGCCAAACTGTCATTGGCTTCAATAAGTGAAATCAACGCCCTGAATTGTTCCAGGCTAGTTGCCAGGCGGTGCGCTGACCCAATCTGCAACGGTTCTTCCCATAGAAAAAGTCCGCCCAAAATCCTAATTTGCTGCAAGAATGATTTTCCATTTTGCCTGGCAACGGTGCAGATATTCAAGGGGGTAGCCCAACGCCCGTCAGGTTTAATTTTGTGAGAGTGAATCAACATGAATTTTTGCCATTCCATCAATGAAATGTCCAAGTCAGCCGCCAAATCAATCAATTCATGCCCGCGTGATGGCAAATCGTTCAGTGGTGTGTGGATTCTAGGCGTTGAAATGCCATAAACGGTGTCTGTGTCCCTACCCAAAACCGTTTGCAGCCGTTTTAAGGCAGGTACAGGCATAACGTGACCGTCTGTGACCTTATTCGTCATGTTCGTGGCTTCTTGAGTCATTTTGGGGCTTTTGCGACAA